AGCAGTTCGTCAAGCAGCCTCTTAAGATAGCTGCCAAGACACGAAAATATAGAAAGGTTTAACTATCATGGCTTCGGGACAAATGAAACGTAAAAACAAATCATCTGACGCATCAGTAAAGTCAAAGATGGATGATCTCCAAAAAGATTATAAAAAAGCAATGGACAAATTTAATAATACTGATAGCAGGTATATTAAGGATGTTCAAGAACTGCGTATGAAAAATTTGTTAAAGCAAATTCAAAATCTTAAAGATAAGAATCCTAGTGAACTTAAATCCATCAAAGTACCTACTGCGATGCCTAAGAAACCTACAGAAAGCAAGTCTATTTTAGGGGGCGGCACTCCTCCGGGTGAAAGAGCCTTAGAAAATATTCGTAAAGCTGTAGCAGGAGATTCAAAACCAAAGTCTCCTAGTGGACAAATGAAAAGAGGGCAAAAGAAGGCAGACGAAAAGTTGAAGCCTCTTGGGCCTACTAAAAATATTAAGGATGTCAGAGGTACCAAGTCAGTTCCCAAGTCAGCTCCCAAGACAGTAGATACTAAGTCACGACGAAAAACCTCGGTTGAATCTATGACTAATGAGGAAATTAAAAGAGGCATGGGCAGCAAGAGAAAAGCCGCCGAAAAGTCTGGTGATACTACTCCTCAAAGAAAGAAGCCGGGACGGTTCAGCGAAGAGAATGTAAAAAGAGTAATGAAGGAAAAGTTCGGGATCGACGTAACCTACGATAAGGGTGATGAACTTGATCCGTTGGTAGCTCGTGGTGAAGAACCTGGCCGGAAAAAAGGTGGCATGGTTCAGTTTACTAAGCGTGGTGGAATGTATAACAAACCAGCGAGGAAAAATTCTAAAGGATGACTGAGCAACAGGAAAAATTCCTTAATGCCTTATTCGGAGAGGCGCAGGGTAACTTTAGGGAAGCCATGGATATTGCTGGCTATGCTAAGACAGAGTACCCTGCTCGCATCATCCGTACTATGAAAGCAGAGATTATTGAAAGGGCTGAGTATATGTTGGCGGCTAACGCTCCTAAAGCGGTCCTGTCAATGTCTGGCATTTTGGATGATCCTAGCGCACTAGGCAACCGGGATAGACTAGCAGCGGCCAAAGAGATTCTTGATCGTGCTGGTATCGTAAAGACTGAGAAAGTAGAACATAAAACTAATGGGGCGGCTATTGTAATCTTGCCGCCGCTAGAGGACGAGGATGGCTCAACGGAAGATTGATCATCTACGAACTGAGAAGTACAAAGCCAGAGGAAAGTTACCCTTCGGTTTTGACAGGGAAGTAGATGAAAATGGAGTTGGGTGGCATACCCCTGATCCAAAGGCTTTGGAACTTTTGGGCGAGGCTATTGATCATGTGCGATCAGGACGTTCGGTTAGAACTGTTGCAGCTTGGTTGGAAAGCGAAACCAATCGAAAGCTGTCCGCAACAAGACTACACAAACTTGCTTGGACTGAAGAAGAGTTACTTCAACGTAGAAAACAACGTAGAAAAAAGCTTACCCCAGCCCAGCGAAAGTTGGAAGATCTTAAAAACACTGAGAAACAAACTCGGATTAAAGCCGAGCAAGCTAAACGTCGCTTAGATAAGGCTAAATCTTCTAAAGAGCCTTCTGTAGTTGAGGGTTTAGATTTTGGTAGTGAACCTGTTGAAGAAAGTCGGGAAGTGGCTTTCCGGCCTAACCCCGGTCCTCAAACTCAATTTCTTAGCGCAAATGAGCGAGAGGTATTCTACGGCGGTGCTAGGGGTGGCGGTAAAACTTATAGCTTGCTCATTGCTCCTTTACGCTTTGTGGATAAGCCTACATCTCGTGCATTACTAATTCGTAGGTCTATGCCAGAACTTAGGGATGTTATCTTTCAGACACAGCAGCTATATCCTAAGACAGTTCCAGGTGCAAAGTTTAAGACCCAAGAAAATACTTGGCACTTTCCTTCTGGTGCTCGTATCGAGTTTGGATACTGCGAAAACTTACAGGACGTTTTGAGATATCAGGGTCAGTCTTATTCGTGGATCGGTGTAGACGAATTACCCCAGTATAATACCCCGGATGTTTGGCACTTTCTAAGATCCTCACTCCGGTCAGCAGATCCAAGTATTCCTCTTCACATGAGGGCTACAGGAAACCCAGGAAACGTTGGATCACGATGGGTTAAAGAGTTATTCATTGAACCAGCTAAACCCGGTGAACGGTTTGCTGAAAAAGTTGAATACGAGTTAGAAGGACGTACTCTGTCCACGGAGATCACTCGGAAGTTCATTCCGGCCTCTGTATGGGATAATCCCTACCTGACGCAAGACAGTAGCTACATTGCTATGTTGGCGTCCTTGCCAGAGGTTAAACGGAAGCAGTTTCTGTATGGTGACTGGGATGTAGTTGAAGAGGGAGCCTTCCCCGATTTTGACAGATCAAAACACGTTGTTGAGCCGTTTGAGATTCCTAGTGGCTGGACAAAGATTAGAGCTGCCGACTTCGGGTTTTCATCTCACTCTGCTGTTTTGTGGGGTGCAATTGACTACGATGATAATCTGTGGATTTATAGAGAATTATATATTAATCGCTTGACAGCCGATCAATTAGGGCGTATGATACGCGACGTTGAAGAAGGCGATGGAAAGATCTATGATGCAGTGCTTGACAGTAGTTGTTGGGCAAGACGAGGAGATCGAGGTCCATCTATCGCTGAGATGATTAATGCAGAGGGTTGTAGATTTAGACCTTCTGATAGATCACCAGGGTCTCGTATCAGTGGTAAGATTGAGATACATAAAAGATTGATGGAAGATGAAGAGAGTGGCGAGCCAGGGCTTAGGTTCTTTGAGAACTGCCCTAACGTCATTAGACAGATCGCTTCTATTCCTCTCGACAAGCGTAACCCTGAAGATGTTGATACTCACGCTGAAGATCACGCTTATGACGCTCTCCGGTATATGGTTGCTTCTCGACCTACTAACATTCGGATTGCTTACGAAAATACACCAAAGGCAAAGTGGAAACCTTCTGATTCTCGCTTTGGTTATTAACAGGAGCTATTATGTCTGACGAAGATTTTGAGAACGATGCAATTAATGTCTTAGACGACGGGGATGATGAAGAACGTGGTCAGTATACTAACATCGTCAGTTATGTTGAACAACGCTTTGAGAGAGCGAAAGATTCAAGATATTATGACGAAGGGCGATGGCTTCAAGCATATAAAAACTACCGAGGTATCTATGGCCCGGATGTTCAGTTTACGGAGTCTGAGAAATCCCGTGTCTTTATTAAGGTTACTAAGACGAAAGTTCTCGCTGCGTATGGTCAGTTAATCGACGTTCTGTTTAGTCAGAATAAATTTCCTATTGGTGTTGAACCCACACCTATTCCTGAAGGCGTTGCTGATACCGTACACTTTGATCCTAAAGAAGCAGAGCAAAATGCTGCTGCTGAACAGTTTGGAAATGTATACGGCTTTCCTGGTGATGGTCAAGATCTTCAACCCGGCGATACTGCGGAAACTCTCCGCGAGCGTCTAGGTCCACTTAAAGAGGATCTTCAAGATATCAAGGGTCTGAAAGAAGGTCCAGGCGTTACTCAATCTGCTATTAACTTTCATCCAGCTCAGGCTGCTGCCAGGGCAATGGAAAAGAAAATTAAAGATCAGTTAGAAGAATCTGCTGCTACTAAGCATCTTCGATTTAGTTGCTTTGAGTGTGTCGCTTTTGGTACGGGCATTATGAAAGGTCCGTTTGCTTACGATAAAGAATACTCAAATTGGAATGAGGAAGGTGAGTACGATCCTATTCTAAAAACCATTCCTCAAGTTGAGCATACGTCGATTTGGAACTTCTATCCTGATCCCGATGCTTATAGTATGTATGATTGTGAATATGTTGTCGAGCGACATCGTATGTCTCGCACTCAATTACGAGGGTTGAAACGTCGGCCATACTTCCGAGCATCTTCTATTGAAGCTGCAATTAAAGACGGTCCTAACTACACCCGTGAGTGGTGGGAAAATGACATGGACGATGATCAAGCCGCAGAAGGTGGGTCGTCTTATGGCGGCACTGGCGTCGAGCGTTTTGAAGTCCTAGAGTTCTGGGGTACTATCGACGCTCAGATTGCTCGTGATAATAACTTGGAGATCCCTGATGATTACGAGGATGAAGATGAAATTCAAATCAATTGTTGGGTATGTAACGGAGAAATACTACGCTTTGTTATCAACCCTTTCACGCCTAAAAGAATCCCTTATTTTGCGACCCCTTACGAAGTTAACCCATACTCTTTCTTCGGCGTGGGCCTCGCTGAAAACATGGACGATACGCAAACCTTAATGAACGGCTTTATGCGTTTGGCAGTTGACAACGCAGTTCTTTCTGGAAACCTCTTGATCGAGGTGGATGAATCTAACTTGACCCCAGGTCAAGACCTGACAGTTTATCCAGGTAAAGTATTCCGTCGTCAAGGGGGTGCTCCGGGGCAAGCTATCTTTGGTACAAAGTTTCCTAACGTCTCCTCTGAGAATATGATGCTGTTTGACAAGGCTAGGGTTCTTGCTGACGAGTCCTCTGGCCTACCTTCTTATGCTCATGGGCAGACTGGTGTCATGGGTACAGGCAGGACGGCTTCAGGCATCTCAATGTTAATGGGTGCTGCTAGTGGTTCTATTCGTACTGTAATTAAAAACTTTGACGATTATCTTCTTCGCCCCTTGGGTGAGGCTATGTTTGCATTTAATATGCAGTTTGACTTTGACCCAGAGATCCGAGGAGATCTTGAGATCCGTGCTCGTGGCACTGAAAGCTTTATGCAAAACGAGGTTCGGTCACAACGCTTGATTAGTTTCTTGCAGATCGCATCTAACCCTGTCCTGGCTCCATTTGCTAAGTTCCCTTATATCATTAAAGAGATTGCCGCAACTATGGATCTGGATGTAGATAAAGTAGCTAACAGTCCAGAAGAAGCTTTCCGTCAAGCAATTCTTTTGCAGCAGATGCAACAGGAGATGGCGGCAGAGCAACCTGAAGCTGCCGTTGGTCAAGATCCTATGGGTACTGGCGGTGGTAATATTGGTGTTGGTCAAGCTCCAGTTCCAGGTGAACAGGGTGCTCCTACAGGTGGGGGCGCACAACCTCAGCAGGGCCAAGGTCAGCAGATCCCTCCTGAGCTGATGGCTATCTTACAACAAGCAGGTGGCGGTGGCCAATAATATGAATGAGCGAGAAAGAGACGATATCCGACAGCTTTTTCCTATCGTAAATCAACCAGAGTTTAAGCAGTGGTTTAGCACCTTTTTAGAGGTAAAGATTACTGAGCAACACAAACTCTTAGAACAGTCGGAAGATCCAGTTGCCCTTCATAGGGCGCAGGGTGCTATCGCAGCACTCAAGAGATTGGTCTACATCAAAGACGATGTTAGGGCGCTCGGAGAACTCAAAAGGGATTAATCATGGACTCTAATCAACTTTCACAATTACAAAACTTAGTAAGTATGGCCGAAGGAACTTCGGATGAAAAAGCGAGAGAAAAAGGCTTTGCTTCTGGGTATGATGTCCCTTTTAATTATGGCCAATTTTTAACTCCAGAAAAACCTCTTACTCAAATGACTATAGGAGAAGTTTTAGATTTTGGGCGGCGGCAAGTTAATAGTTCTAAAGGTCGTTACGGAACCCGACAAATGAAGTCTAAGAGACAGGGAACCAGCGCTCTAGGTAAATATCAAATTAACTCTCCTACATTAAAGGGTCTTGTAAAAAAGCTTAACATTAGTGAGAATGAGAAATTTAGTCCCGAAATGCAGGATAGACTTTTTGGAGAGATTCTAAAAGAAATTAAAGTAGATTCTTATCTTGAAGGTAAAACTTCAAAAGAAGAGTTCCAAAATAAATTATCGGGTAGGTTTGCTTCTATTCCTAAGTCGGGTAAAGAAACTGGAACTTATGCAGGGCAGCCGGTGGGTCTATCGGATTCGCAGGTTTCAGCGACATTAGAAAGTGTTGTTAATCAAAAGGATGTTGCTGAACAGACAGAAGATATGATGAATATGCAGACTGCTGAAAAACCTGTTGAAACTGCAAAGGATGATGATGGTGACGTAATGATGCGTATTGGAGATTTTGTTAAATCTTTATTTGAGCGCGATGAGGAAACTCCTCCAGCTCCTGCGCCTAGACCAGTTCAAGACACCGACACTCAACCGCCCATTCAACAAAAAGAAGAAACTCAAGCAATGCTGGATGAATCTTCGCCTTCTATTGAAGGGATGGTTACTCCTTCTCCTAGACCTGTTGATGCTGCCCCTATCCCACAGCCTCGTCCTGGAGAGCCTATGGATGATTTTGAAAGAGCAGCGGCGGATGCCCGTTCCGCTGGAGAAGAAAATGTTGTCCTAGATGTTGATGGTAATTTTCGTAGTGAGACAATGGAAGAGCGTATGCAACGTGAAGCATTAGATCAACAAGAGGGTGAACCTGAGCAGCCTAAATTTAACGAAGGAGGTTCTGTTGAAAAAGAAGTTAATTTTGTCGATGATAACGAGTCCGATGAAGAACCTGCTGATCCTCCTCCGGGCGCAACACCAGAGGAAGTGGCCGACGATATCCCAGCGTACCTGTCTACCGGAGAGTATGTGTTACCTGCCAATGTTGTAAGATACCTCGGTCTTGAGCGTATTGTCGAAATGCATAAGGGTGCTCTACAGCAGTTACAGCAAATGGAAGATCTTGACATCATCGAAAACGTAGATGAAAACGGTATGGTCGAAGAAGATGATGACGAGATGGAATACCTAGACGCACCAGAGGGTGTTGTTAAAACCACTTTAGTTATTGCCAAACCACATCCTAGCGGCATGATGGCCATGCCTTTTGCTGAAGGTGGAGAGGCAAAAGTTTATATTCCAGGGGTCGGTTATCGTGATGTATTAGATCCTAGCTATGTTTCCTCGAATGATACAGGCGCAAAAGATGTAGAAGAACCTAGAGTTTTAGAGAATCTTGAGTCCGCTGATGAAGAAGATTATGGTACAAAATCTCTTGATGAGATGACATTTGAGGAACGTACCGAATTTGCTGATCAGTTACAATCTCCAGGTCTCGGAGGAATGCTATCAAGAGCTGGTATGAATCTAGCAGAACTTGCTGAAAAAGGTTTAATGGGAATCGCGGCTAATGTCGCTGGAGCTAAATCAGAGGTAGGTCGTCAAAAAGAATATTTAGATCAATTAGCTAATTTAACAGAAGAAGAGCGTCAGATATTAAGTGAAGAAAACCCAGATTTTATAGGTAATTTAACTGGTCTTGGTATTGGTTTGGCATCACGAGGACTGGAAGATGCGGAATCAAAAGCTGAAGATTTAGACGATTATTCAAATCAGGCAGAGCAACAAGAATACTCAGATGAAGCTGGTGGTGTCGATACTGGCGATGACGAAGCTGAAAGTGCTGCGGCATCAGGAGATGTTGGTGCTTACAAAAGAGGTGGATATTTATCCAGAAAACGTGGCGGCATAATGGCTGCGTAATTAACTTTAACGTTTGCGGGCTACTCTTTACCCCTGACATGGTGTTAGGCAACTAGAGACCCCCATTGAGGAGAATACTATGAATATGACTGCTGAAGTAA